GCCAATTTATCAAGCTTCATCAGCTCGTTGGTTTTCATGGCGTTCAGCTCTTCCACAGAATACTCACAGCGAGCATTCTTTTTCAGCTTGCCGATAAGTTCATCCTTCTGCTGCTTATGAAGTTTCATAGCAGTTTCGATGGTATCGCGAAGTTCGGGGTTGGCCTTATCAAGCAGGCTTTCCAAAGTCTCGGGAGTTTCATCAACTATCTCTTCTTCGACCACGGGTTCCTCTTCGACTACAGTTTCAACCGCTACGGGTTCCATCTTTTCGAGGGATGCTTCTTCGAGGGTGCTCAAAAATTCCTTGTCATCCTCAGTCCACTTGGTTGCCTCATTAGTAATAAGGCGGTCAATAATTTCGTCCTTCATTCCATTGTTCCTTTCATTGGTTACGGGAATATACTCAATCACAGGTTTAACTTCTACAGGTTCTCCTTTCAATCGCGCGCTGCTTTTCTCTTCATCCAATTCATATTCTTGCTTATATGTCATTTCATCCGACGGTGCATTATTCGGACTAACTACGAAAACCACTTCATCTTCATAAATATCGCGAATCCAGATATAACTATTCATCGTTTGGTTACTGGCATGAATAGCTTCGACTAAAGCTTCACGTATCTGGTCGTGAGTCATACCAACTGCGTTAACCTTCGGGGCATTACCAAAAAATATATCAGCTACCTTCTGGATGATGCTTCTCTCTTCTCCTTCGTTAACGCGAAGCAGCCCGGCTCCATCAGCTATACTACAGGCGCCAGTCTTTCCAGGAAGTACCGCAAGATGATCCGGGCGGTAGTTAGTAGCGATAGCGAAATACTCTTCTTCATTCCACTTGCCGCTTTCAAGTTGGTCGTCAGTAAGAAGTCCGGTACTGACCTCGACCATCTCATCGTTTTCAAGAGCTTCCAGAATTTGAGGAGCTATCTTCTCCAGCTTCTCTTTAACTAACCAAGCCTCAGCCTTTAGTTTATTGTCATGAAATTTAGCATTATAGATACGCCCGATATTCTGTTCCTCAAGCTGCGGGGAGTTGGCCGTAATAGGGGTACCTTCTTTGGTGGGATGGAATACGGGGATGGGCACGCCGTTCCAAGCGGGGGTTGATTTCTTAATCTCAGCGGCGGAGTACATCACGTTATTATGAACGCCCTCGGTAATAAGTATAACCGGAACCACGAAGCAATCCCGTCCGTCCAGTTGCTCCTCCCGGACCAGCTGACTCATGTTACTTTTAAGTTGAATAAGTTCGTTGTCCTTCATTCCGTTCTCCCAATTTTTGAAATAAATTTGTTATTGCCTTTTCATTTAATTATATAGTTCTACTGCTATTGCTCTTCGTACTGAATCCCACTATCATTTGGGAAAGGATCGATATGTTTGTTATCCCCATATGCTATTTCATCTGGAATCATATCAGGAAATGCAGCACAGTAATGTCGTTCAGTTTCTTCAGTACCATCATTCTTTATTCCAATATACCAGCGACAATTTCGTTTATGACATTCAGGTTCCGCTATCATTCGATTACCTCCTTTAGTATGGATTCAATTTCTTCATTTAACATTCCAACTTTATACTGTGGATTCGATAATACAGCAAACGCTTCAGCAAACGCTTCCTCTGGATCTGTAGCTGCGTAAACTGATACATTCTTTTTGAAAAATGATGATGGTTTTGATTTGAAGAACTCTCTCCATCGTTTAGTTTTTGAACGTAACCAGAAAGAGTGAGCAGCTTCATGTCTGAATATGTGGTTAAAATCTTTTCCAGCTAATTGCCTACCAATAGTGGGTTCAGCCATTGGTAAATTATGACCTCCAGCTAATTCCGCATACTTCCTTTGTCCCGGATAATAGGTTCCATAAATTCCCCTACGTCCTGGTAAATTTTTACCAGAGAAAATGTCAACAGATTTAAGTGCTCCAGCGCCTCGTGATTTCTTCACCAAATTTGGTGCTAATTTTTCCATTGAAAAAGCGTTGACGGACATTGCCTGCTTAATTTCACCAAATCGTTTATTACTTAACTTACCCTCGTTATATACATCTGTTCCAAGGCTTTCCCTTAAATACGCATCTGGGTCTTCAGTAACTTTTTTAGGTAATTCAGATGTTTTAGGCTTTGGTGTAGCCGCAGGCGCGGGTGTAGGTACTGGGTCTGGAGTCTGTGCTTCAGTTGGTTTAGTCCCGGTCTCTCTGGCTATGCTGTCTTGCCAAGCCTGCGTTGCTGATGCTCCACGTTTCTGTCCGGGCATTTTATCCTCATCGGCTGGTAGCCAAGCGCATCGGCAGTTAGGGTGTCGGGGAATAAGTCCACGCGCTTCCTTGATAGGCATAATAACGCCTTCAAGGGGAATACAAAGAGGACATACCCTATCATCGCCAGCAGTATCCCATTCTGCGAATACGGATACGCCTTCAAGTCCCATCTGCTCGTAACTATTTAGACTCGCATCAGCATGAGCACGGATAGTCTCGGTCTGCGCTAAAGTCTTGGCTCTGGTAATACCTATTTTATCAACGCGGTCTGTTAACTGCCTTGCCATCTGCCTTGGGTTTAATCCGTTCGCGATTCCTTCTGCCATAGTACGGCTGATTTGAGAATCCATCGCCCTAGTTATTCCCTTCAGATCCGTAAAGGCTCTGGTCTGGAGTAAGGCCACGCGGTCTGCGTGCATGGGGGAGTTAAAAGCTTGACGAGCAAATTCCTGCGAGGTAAGTCCTTCGAATACCGTATCATCTAACGCACCTATTTTACCCGCGTTGATATAAGAGTCAGTTAATCCTTTACGGTAAGCCCCAGTAATATATTTATCAGACCAATTACTCGTCCCTGATATTGGTCCGGTAGTAGTCTCTAAAATTCGTTCATCAACTCTACCTGCTAACCACTCGCTGAAGTCGGCTACCTTTTCGGAATCCTGTCTAAAAGCAAAAGCACGCTCCCCGGGACCAACGGCAGCTAATCCTACTAACGAAGCATCGGGTGCTGCTAATCCTAACGCATCCTGTTCAACTATCGCTTTAATGATATCACCCTTTAGCTCCCCGAATCTTCGTGTAGCGTCAGAGCTGAATTTACTCCGTAACGTTTTAGTTGCGGTAGGGTCTTTTCTTTTTACCCTTGATTTAGCCATTCGTTATACTCTCCGACCAAGTCTGAGCAGTATCTTTGCTAACCCCAAGGAACTGAGTGGCGAACATCTCAAAACTCATTACCAAGTCAAGACCATTATTGACATACATCCCGATGGCTTCAGCGGCAAGCTTCGCGCTTTGGTATTTTTCGGTAGGGGATTCTAGCGTGTCGTCAGTCCAAGTAGTCCACCATGACGCAGGCTCTATTAACGTCTGATTATAAATAAGCTGCGCCACCACCGGCTTGATAATATCAGGCTCACTAAACCGAGTCCGATATCCTTTCACCCTATCAGCCCAAGTGCGTTGGTCTTGCGTACTAGCTAACTCCCCTCGCTCTGAGCCTAACAACTTGCGCTTCGGGATACCAGTAGCAGCAGAGATTAAACTCACTTCGACGTCAACTAAACTTTTGGGGTCACTTATCTGTTGCTCCAATGCTTCTGCGGTTACCCCTCGGGTTCGGAGGTAACGTTGCAACCCTTGAAAGTAATTTTGTATCTGCTCTTTGAAATCTGCTTTATCCGCATCAGTGAGGTTAGTCAACTCTGGGTCAAGTTTGAAATTATATCCGGGAAAGCCACCACGCCAATACATCTCTGCGGAACCGCCTGCGATCAGCTCCAAATCCTGTAGCCGATTATAAACCGGGGACAGCATGGACTCACCCTTAAACGGGTCACTGGTTTTATTATGCGCTACTCCCACGAACCGCGTCCAATGATAAACCACTGACTTGGATGAATCTTCTCCATAGTTAAAGTCTACCGCGTAAGTTTCTGGTAAACCAAACCGTGGGCTTGAAGCATCTTCCACTGTGGTTCTAATATCAATACTGCCTTGATGGAATGGTCTGACATATTTTAGCTCCGCACCTTTCGCTGCTTCCTGTTGTTGCGTTGCATCATCTGGCGCATCGTCATAACCTAAAAGCAAACCCCCGAACTGTCCTATACCGGAAAGCACGTCAAGCTCCCGAAGGTTACTAATCATATCCACATCTTCATCGATAGCTTTCCACTGTTCTTCGAATTGCGTGTTAACGCTACTATCCTCATCTTCACTTAACTCCATTCCATCCGACCAGGCAGCATCCGGGTAAGCACGCAATACCGCTCTCGCTATATCCTGCCTTTCGTACCGACCTA